TTCCATCTGCTGATTGAGTAGACCAAACCTTTGCTACGCCCTGCTGTAACTGCATAGTCGCAGAGCCACCCTCGCTGGTAATCGTAATGTTGCCAGCCGCTGTGTTACCTCTTAGGTCATCTACTTTAAGTATGCTTGCCATTATGCGAGGTCTCCGTGTACTGCGAAGAATGATGTAGCATCTACCGCTGACAAATTAGTGGGATTTCTAATTATTACATCTACACGAGATGAGGTGTTGTTATTAGATTCACCACAACCTCTTTCATTGTCATTTGCAACTATTGGGTAGTCTCCATCAGACATCGCATTTGTTAAATGTGTTGCATATGAACCTGTGCCTAAATCAGTATTTGAAGAACAATTAAACGAAGATGTAAGTGATGGAGTTCCACTAGAACCGTCAACTGTTGCCCATGCCTTCGCAGCATGTTGCTTAGTCAACCCGACAGGTGAAGTACCATCCTTTGCCGCAATAGTATCTACATTCAGTACACTGGTCATACGATGCTCCAATAACCGTTAACAGTCACGGTTGCGTTCTGTGTAATTGGCCCTGCACTCACGCCATTCTCATCAGAGTCAATCGTAATGTCTGCGCTGATGGTCTGACCATTCAAACGGATGATGCTGTTGTTACCTTTGAATGGGTAGCGTGTATCCGATTCAGTCTTGGTGTACGAGTTCGCAATGCTAAACGTATCGTAGACTACCATCTCAACTACGTCATTCAGGGATGCCCCTGTGACTAGCACAACGGTTGTACCTGTTGTAGCAGTGTAGTCTGTACCCGGCTTGAGTAACACACCATTCTGGTACACGTCTAGGTACAAACTATCTGCGTAGGTCAATGTCTTACTGTCTGCGTCACTACCACTAAAGCTAGTCTGACCAGCAGTTGCTTGGTAGACAAAGCGGTTGCGAACACCGAACTCTGGGGATTTACCTATGTAGGGCATTACGCTAAATCTCCGTGAACTTGTAATAAATGGTCGGCCACATCTCTAGGAGTCCCACCAGTATCAACTGAGGTAGTTCGGACAGATGAAGTTGAATAAGTTGTATTCGTAGGGCCAGTAACTAAAAGTGTATTACCACCTGCACGACCTGAACCTCCTACACCTACAAATGAATAATTTGCGTTATTCATGGAATTGCTCCAAGAGTAAGAAAAGTTACCAGTTGAATTATCAGTAACGCTGGAAATATTAAATGAATCCCTTAAAGAATTTGATGTACCATTATAATCTGACCACGCTTTTGCCAACCCCTGCTGAATAGAAGTGTTGACAGCACCACCCTCAGAAGCAACGGTGCTAGAACCATTTAAACCAGCAAGAGTAAATCCTGCATCTTGGTCTAGTGCATCCGTGCCTACTGCGTCTGTAGCTATTGCAGCAGCACCTACTGCATCCGCAGCTATACCGCCTTGCTTTACTGTGGTCAGTGCCATCAACTTAACTCCTTATGCGTAAGGGCTGTCACCAAGTACGTCTGTATCCCAAGCTGCTTTCAGTGCTGCAATATTAGCTGCATTAGTAATTGCAGATGCTGCTGGGGCATTACGAAGGTTATTCTTCTTTGTTACAGAAGCAGCTTGTGCATCTGTGTCACCAGCTTCAAGTGCCTTCATGTACACCACGTCTTCTGCTTCAAGCAGAGGTCCACGAACTTCACGGATTTTGTCCTTGAAGATTGCTTTGGCTGCGTCCATATCTTCTGAGATGACACTGCCACTTAATGACCATGCACCACGAAAGTGACGGTCAGAAGGAACGGTAGCCGTAGAAGCATCAATCTGATTCCCGTCCTTATCTACGATGTATGTTGTTGCCATTAGGTTTCTCCTCTTAGGCTGCTAAATCAGTGACGGTTAGTTCTTCAGTTATCTTCCAAGCATTGCGCCACTCCCTAGTGCTTGGTAACTGTTCCTTGCGGCAAATAACCATCTTGGGTTTGTTGCCTGTATTCCATTCCCGCCAAACGTGCTGGGGGCAGTCTTTCATAATCAGGTACTCAATCGCCTGTTCTTCTGTCATGGCTTCCACTGGTTCTGTCTGATGCAACAGATAGCCACGAGTATGTTTCTTAAAGTCTGGTTGTGCTTCGTCTTTGGCAAGTTCCCAATAGACCCAAACAGGCGGTAAGATGCCGCCCTGCAATGCACAGGCCATCCAATTTGGGTCAGGCACAAGTATTTTGGCGCACTCATCAATGCTGTCTTCGTAGACGACACGGTACTCTGACTGATAGGCTTCTAGGTTTTCTTTTGCCCAGCACAGTCTATCCCACAAGTGTGTGCCTTGAAATTCAGGTGTGTCCATTATGCTAGGTCTCCGTGTACTGTAGTAATCATCAATGATGTATCTGTTATGCTACCTGATTCATAATGCCTTGCATGTCCTTTTGCGGTAGTGTTATTTGACCCCCCTGCTGTTCTATTAAAGCCATCGTTAGAAGTGTTGGCGTCCGAAGTAACATGAATTGCAAAATCTCCATTACTCATACTGTTAGTAAAATTAGTTTCATATTCACCTGTTCCCTCGTCTGATAAACTTGCCACATTAAAACTGTCAGTTAGTGCAATAGTACCAGTTCCAGTAAAATTAGCCCAAGACTTCGCACTACCATTTACAACAAACTGCGTATCAACCGACCCTGCGGTGCTGTGTTCCAGCGTATCTGCTACAATCTTTCCAGCCATTATGCGAGGTCTCCGTGTGTCATTACATTTTTCGAAGCATCAGCCGCTGTTCCAGCCGCATTAGTAACTTCCATAGCAACTGTCCCAGCCGCATCTCTTGATGAATTTCTTGTAATTGTAGACCCCCCAGCAGAGGTATAAACCGCACCAGCTTGGCTATAACCAGTTCTAGTAGCATACGCATTAGTCAGGCTATAGCTATAATCACCTGTTCCGTGGTCTGTCCCAGAAGAAAAATTAAATGAATCATAAAATGAAACAGTGCTAGTTGCACTAAGCCACGCCTTTGCCAGCCCCTGCTGAAGATTAGTTGTCGTGCTATTACCTTCACCTGTTACAGCAATAGAGCCAGCAGTGCCTGTACCAGTGAGCGTGTTTACAAGAATGGTACTCATGCTAAGTCTCCATGCACTTGGTCCATACAAATTGACCAATCATGTTCATTAGTGGTAGTAAATCCTCTACGAACAGAATAACCGCCAGCCGTAATAGTGTAAAAACGTGACCAAGTTTCAGTGCTAGCAGAATTGTTTGCAGCCATGCCATTTAAAGAATAAGCGGTAGATGCGCCAGACATACTTGAGGTAAATGCTAAAGTGCTGTCTCCAGTATTTATGTCAGTAAAACTTGAATAGTTAAAACTTGAAGAAATTGAATTGGTTGTATGGTCAGCATTACACCATGCCTTTGCCGCACTTTGTTTAGTCAGAGTAGCCGCACCGCCACTGGTGTTTTGAATTGTATCTGCTTTTAACGTACTCATAGCGTCACCAATGTACCACCAGACTCAACGGTGAGTGTTACACCGCTGGCTACTGTAAGTGGCCCTGTTACGTTAGCGTTCTCTGTTGCCAGAATGGTTGTATTAGAACTGAGTGTTTGTGCGTTGGTACGAAAGATGCCGCTTGCCTTAAACGTACCCTTGTTTTCTGCGGCAGGTGTTACAGACGCTGCAGACACACCCATGTAGATTACGAAGATGTTACCTGTTCCGCTTGACGGTGCTGCAGTAAAGGTGAGTGTTGTACCGTCTGGCACAGTGAACGCATCAACACTTTCCTGTACGACACCATCTACAGATACGATGATATCTTCCTGAGTTACCGTCTGGTTCAGGGTAAACGTAGTTGTAGACCCATCACCATTAAACTCTTGGGTGGCAGGTCTAGCCTGAAAACTTGCAGTGATAGGATTACCAATAAGAGGCATGGGCTATTCCTTATGTGCTAATTGAGTCAACAACAGAGACCCAAACATCTGCGCTGCTTGCGGTATCACTCTTTACTTTGAGTACATCATTGTTTTGCATTACAACCTTTGCACCGCCATCCAAAAGCTGTAGGGCTGACCCTGCAGGAATTGGTGCTGTCTTTACGATGTAATAGTCATTTGACCCATCATTAATAAAGACATCTACATTAATTTGGCTGGTGGTTGTATTAGCAACATTGATACCAACAAGAGCATCATCGGAGTTTGCAGTACGTAGCGTAGAAGCTGACGTGCCTACATTCCTTGCAATGTTTCTTTCAAAATCCTGTGCCATGATTTCTCCTGAATACGAGTTACTTAATTATACCATATTTATGTTTATTTGTCAAGCATTAAAGTGCAATTGCCATAGCCACTGCAAAACCTGCTGTAGCACCTGTTGACAGATTAGTTAGCTGTGAGCCATCTACTGCTGGCAGTCTAGCTGACCCATCAAGTTGTACTACATTGTTTGCACTTGTACCTACAGTCTGTGTAGCGGCTGTACCCAAACCAAGTGTAGTACGCTGCGCTGATGCATCTGCGTCATCTAACAGTGCTTTACCTGCTGCTGTCAAATCGTAAGTAGCAGCAGTACCTGAGCCAGTAAACTGAATACCCTTGTCTGCCGCAGATGTCAGACCAGCAATAGCAGCCAATTCTGCATCATATGCTTGTACGTCACTGCCAATGGCTACACCTAGATTTGTACGTGCAGCAGAAGCAGTGCTTGCTCCTGTACCACCTGCAGCTACAGGCAAGTCACCTGAAGATGTAACACCTGACAGGTCAATGGTAGGTGTAGTCAGTGTTTTGTTTGTAAGGGTTTGTGTGGCTGTTGTGCCTACAATCTCCTGATTACCACCAGCAGGTAAGGTCAGTGTGTTTGTTACACCAGCAGAGTGAGGTTGCGCTTGCACTGTTTGTGCATGTGCGTTACTAGACTCACAATAAAAATTTACTTTTGCTACACTTCCTGTGCCTGTACGTATATCAATCAAACCATCAGATATAGACACACCGCCTGATGAACCGTTACCATCAAGGTTTACTACACCAGAACCGTTTGGTAAGATGTCAATGTTACCGTTAGATGTAGATACAATATCCTGTCCATTAACATCTAAGTCACCGCCTAGTTGTGGGGTTGTATCACCCACAACATCAGACAAACCGCCTAGAGCAGTAGATAAATTTGCAACAGATATTTTCTTTAGTGCGCTTGCACTGTTATCGTGCAATAATACTGTGTCGTTTGTTGTATCAACGCCTGAAGTAATAGCAGTTTGACCACTAATTACATTAGCATTAACCATCGCAGTTTCAACAGCATCGTTTGCAATAGTTACTGCACCAGCACTGCTAATTGTCACGTCACCAGACACAGCAACAGGATTAAAGTTTGTGCCATCAGCTACCATGATATGACCAGAGGTGTTTGTACCCATAGTAATATCATCACCAGTTACAGTAAGGTCTCCTGTTACAGTTAGGTTATTGCCTATAGTTACATTATTAGGCAACCCAATAGTAAGTGTTTGACCAGAGGCAGATGTTTCAATTTCATTAGTTGTACCAGCAATAGTCAGAGACTGCGAATCTAAGTCAATAGCACCTGTACCACTGTCACCTGCAATATCTAAATCTTCTGCAGTAATCTGTGTGTCTACATAATCTTTGACGGCAGCAGATGTTGGTATTGTTGTATCATTGTCATTTGAACCAATACCTTCTGACTCTAATACTATTGTAGCAGCTTTAAAGTTGTCTACTTCAATATTAGACAGGGTATTGTTGTCAGCATCAATTGTTTTATTAGTAAGTGTTTTTGTTGTGGCTGCAAGATACGTATCGAATGTATCTACAGTAGTTTGACGCATAGTTCCTGCGTCATTGGTTACGATACCATCTCCACCTGCTACAGCAGTTGTACCAGCAGAAGTGCCACCATCCATTAAGTTTAATTCTGCTGCTGTAGCTGTAATGGCTGTGCCATCATAATTAATTGCATCTACATAAGCAGTGCCGTCAATGTATAAGTCTTTCCATTCAGCAGAGGTGCTACCAATGTCTCTGGTGTTATCCCCATCAGGGATGAGGTCAGCACCTAATGTGCCTGACACAAGAACATTGCCAGACAGAGTTACTGTGCCAGCAATGTTAGCTGCACCTGCTAAATGTAAGTCTTTAAATTTAAGAGAGGAAGAACCAATATCAACATCATTGGTAGTGACAGGAACAATGACACCATCTTGAAATCTAACTTGTTCTGTTGTAGTACCTGATACATCAACAAAGACACCAATGCGATTATTGGTATCATCAACTACAACTTTGTTAATAGGCGTAGCAACACCGGGGTCTCCAATTAAACCAATAACTGGACCTTCACCTGCAGTGCCATCATGTTTATGGCCTGATGTGTTTGCAAAAGCATTTATAAGTTGATTAAATTCATCATTACTGTCAGCAGCATTAATAATGTCACCGTCAGTATACGAACTTGCTCTGGTATTATAACCCGCCATTAACGTCTTGCTCCTACATCAAATTCTAGCTGAAAACCTTTCAGCGAATATGGGGCTGATACACCCCTATCATTAACCCTTAACGCCACAGCAAATCCCGAACCTTCAATCGGTTGCCTGACCAGTGGGTTTGACTGTCCACCGTATGTTGCCGTTCCATATACTGATGTACCATATACAGCCACAACAGTGGCAGTGTCAAACGGATACGCAGCAGGACGTGGTACTTGGGGTGACTCATAGTCATATCTTACAAACAGGTCTGCATTAACAGCAGCTTCAGGTGCATAATTAATAATCACACGCTGAAAGTTTTTACGAATACCTGCATCACCTAGTGATAAGTCAGGAGACCTGTACTTACCTGTAATGGTATTGCCATCAAAGTCATTACCGCTTTCTTGACGATATACATAACCATCATACTCGCCATGTAAGACTATTGATTCACCTTGGTCTACAATAAAGTCTGTACTACTTGGTCTTATACCACGAAGGTCAGCAAACTCATATGTTTGTTTTCTAACTGCTATAACACCTGTTGTATTACCACGTGTTGTATTTGCATTAGAAAAGAATATACGATACTGTGTTTTATCTGGTAGAACTACACTGTCAAATTCATCAACATCAGTTAGTCCTTCAAACCTTGGCTGTACCTGTCGGCTAATTGTACCAAGTTCAACGTCACCAATCTTCTCTGTACCAGCAACAGTACGTAGTCCATCTGGACCAAGGAAGATAATGTCACCACCAACTTCCTGAATAGTATGCCCGTTAACACAACCTATTTCACGTGTAACAGGTAACACTTGGAAGTCTGCTATAGTATTACCAACTAATTTAAATATACGTTCTTCACAAAATATAAACAGTTGGTCACGAAACGGAAACAGTCCAGTAATGTTACTGTCTACATTTATTGTACCTGCACCATTAGCTGTACTAAAATCACTATCCGTAAACGGTGCTGTAAAAGTTATTGCCTGTGGTGTAGCAGACATACCAGCAAAAAATAGTGCGTCTTTAAATCCTACTACAAACTTTGGGTTAGCAGGTGCGCCTGTTGCGTTGAGGTCAGTAACAGTAGTGCCATCATACTTGGTCGCATTATTTGCACCATCGGCCCACACGATAAAATCTGTGCCAGCCAAATTGTAACGGAAGTGTGTATATTTACCAGCACTGGTTCTACCTGTATCAATTTGTGTCCAACTACCTGTCTTCCCAGCTTCGTGTATTTTACCACCACGGGCTGCAATAACCTTACCGTTAAAGTAAGCAGACATTAGTACCTTTTCACTAGCACTAGCATCCTGTGGTACAATATTGCTGTTCCACTTTGCGTAGCCAGAAATGCGTCTGTATCCACCTTTAATGTCTGGCTCAAAGTTCTGCAACTCAAGTGCCATACCCGGTTGCATTTCAAAGGTAGATAGGTCTAGTACCAATCCTCCAGAACAGGCAAAGGCGAATGGGCTAAGTCCTGATTCGTCTGCCATGTGTCACCTAAAATGCTGCTACGTTAATGCCGTATCTCTGTGAGTGCGGTATATAAGTTGACCTTACGTAGTCTACTCTATTTAGCAGTATAGACTGCATATGCTTAATACCTTCTTCAAAACGTGAGAAGTTTATTCCATACTGCTGTGCTTCTCCACGATACTGGTAGGCATATGCGGTAGCACCATCTGCAATTACTTGACGAAATTGTTCAGGTATTGTCGGTACATCTGTTGCTGCAGAAAGAGCAGTAGGCTTGTCAAAATATTCAAACTTTAATTCATAAGCTGCATCAGGATAAGGATACAAGCCATAGTTATTGTCGGGTGTACGGAATACATAAATAGGTACGCCACCTACACCTGTTGTACTTTCTTGGTCAATAAATCTGTCTACATATTCTTTGTAGTCAAGCACACGTAAAGTTGTACCAGCTACACCAAGAGTATTATCTTTTGATATTCTAAATGTTTCATAATCAACATGCGTTGCTGTAGCAGGAATAGAGTAACGTGTCGTGTTTGCCACAAGTGTTACTGTGCTAGTTGCATGTGAAAAAGGCCAACCAAACTCTCGTTGGTTGACGTAATTGACAGCATCGTTTACTGCGTTCTTACATTGTACTTGAAATCCACGTGCGCCAGATGCAAAATTAGAGGAAGTTAGTTCTACCTCATTCATTCTTGCCAGCACTTCGTTTGTCAAGCCTAAGTAATCATATGCCATCGCTAATTCCTAAAAGAGTAAGTGAGGGCAAGTTGCCCTGCCCCCACTAAGTGATTACTTATGCAAGTGTGTCACGGTCTACTTCGTCAGCAGCCATGTCACCTTGGTCACTGATGTCCATCATTATAGCGTAAGCACGTAGCTTACCTGCTGTAAATGATGCACCACTACCTGCCAACACAAAGTCAATTGTGTCAGAAGAAGTAGATGGTGCTAGTCCATCAATTGAAACCTGCGGAGCGTAATCGCCATCAGATGCACCGTCAATGTCCAGTGCGGCTGCAAACTCATCAACATCACCACCAGTGAAGCCAAGAGCAGCAGTTGCGTCTGAAGATGCATTCATAGTTGCAGATTCTACAACTTGAAATCCTGCTGCCAAAATCAATGTGTTAGCAGGTACGGTAATTGCCTGAATAGTATCACCGGGGGCAATGCTATTTGTTGTCAGGTCAATTGTGACATCTACGTAGTACGGATTACGTCCACGCTGTGAGTTACCTGATTCAGGATGAAGTAATGCAGTAATGTTAGCCATTTTTCAATACTCCCCTTATACCAAGTTAAACTTAGCGTTAACAAGACCTTCAGGACGCAGAATTTTGCGACCATACATGTGCATACCACGAACGATGTCAGCAAAGCTGTCAGGGTCACGATATGTTTCTGTCTTGTTAATCTGCTCTGCAGTAGCTACTGCTGATGAATGTCCAGCAACAATCACACCATAGTTTGATGCGTTTGTACCACCAGTTGTACCAGAACCAGTACCGATTGATGGCAGATTGTTTGAAACATACACTTGGAAGCCGTGCAGGTTATTCACTACAAGTCCGTTTTGCAGACCAGCACCACCGAAGTCTGAGTTCAGAAGTTTTGAATCTTCATCCTTCAGTACCTCAAGAAATACTGGGTCAACTACAAGCCAACGGCCTTGTGAGTCCACGTTTTGCTGGTCTAGCTTACGAGCCATACGAGCAATAATCATGGTTGGGTTAGCGTTGCCTGAACCCGGTACAGCAGATGCACCCGGCAGACGTGGCTGAATGCCAATTGATGAACCTGAAGAGCCGCCAAAATCGTCAGCTTCTAGTTTCATTGGTGACA